ATTAGTAAACTACCTGAGATACCATCAGAGCTTGTTGAGACTGATGAGGTTGTGGTAGTTGGTGATAGTAAAGAGGGCTGGGCTAAAGCCTTCCGTCAAATCATAAGCCGTCTCTATGCTGGTGAGATACCTAAGTGGGACACATCTAAGGTTCGTCCTGCTGGTGCTAGGCTAAAGACCTTTGGTGGACGTGCCTCTGGTGCTGAACCGTTAGAGAACCTATTCAAGTTTGCGGTGAATACATTTAAGAAAGCCGCAGGACGTAAGTTGAATAGCCTTGAGTGTCATGACATTATGTGTCAGGTAGCTGCTGCTGTTGTGGTTGGTGGGGTAAGACGGTCAGCTATGATCAGCCTATCCAACTTATCTGATGACCGTATGCGTCATGCTAAGATGGGTAACTGGTGGAACGATCAGGTCAACCGTAGCTATGCTAACAACTCTATTGCCTTCACAGACAAGCCAGATATGGGGAGCTTCCTCCGTGAATGGTCAGCATTGTATGAATCTAAATCAGGTGAACGAGGTATATTTAACCGTGAAGCAGCCCAAGCTAAAGCAGAAAGCATTGGCAGAGAAAGCCGCAGCGATTTTGGAACGAACCCCTGTGGAGAAATCAGTCTCAGAAGTAGACAATTCTGTAACCTCTCCGAAGTTGTCATCAGAGAAACCGATGGAGTCGGAGAGCTTGAGAAGAAAACCGAAATCGCAACGATCATCGGGACGATTCAATCAGCCCTTGTGGACTTCAAATACCTGTCACCCAAATGGAAAAAGAACTCCGAAGAAGAAAGGCTACTAGGCGTATCTCTTACTGGTATCTTTGACCACAAGATTATGTCTGGTCAGGGTGAGTATGAGAAGTCTGTGCTTGCTAGTACATTAGAGAAACTCCGTGGCATTACTCGTGATGTTAACAAGGAATGGGCTGAGAAGCTAGGCATCAATCCATCAAAGGCTATCACCACAGTTAAGCCTTCTGGTACTGTATCACAGTTAGTTAATAGTGGTAGTGGTATCCACCCTCGCTATGCTAAACACTACATCCGTAGAGTAAGAGCAGATGTTAAAGACCCTCTTGCTACTTGGATGCAGGAGAAGGGTGTCCCCTGTGAGGTTGATGTGTATAATCCACAGAACCTAGTGTTTGAATTTCCTATGGCTTCTGCTTCTAATAGTCTTACACGACATGACATTGGTGCTATTGAACACCTAGAGCTATGGCTTACATACCGTAATCACTGGACTGACCACAATCCATCAGTAACTATCTATGTAGGTGAGGATGAATGGGCTGATGTAGGCGCATGGGTATGGAAACATTGGGATGAAGTATGTGGTGTATCCTTCCTACCTCGTGAGGATGACAACCATTCCTACGCACAAGCACCCTATGAAGAAGTAACCGAAGACCAGTACAAGAAGTTACAAGCAGCAATGCCTGTAATTGACTTCGCTGAGTACACAGAAGTCCTTGATAATACTACATCTTCTCAGGAATTAGCCTGTACTGCTGGCGTATGTGAAATCTAAAGTGTAACTATTAGCGAAAGTTTGAATAAAATGAGAGTTTTAGGAAACGATTATAACATTACAGATGGCTTATTGAGAAAGCTTTCTGAACTGTATCCAGATAAACTTCCGCTTAATCAAGTGTCCTCTGAGGAATTATCTTTCCTCAGGGGTCAGCAGTCTGTGATACAGAAGTTACGTGAATTACAAGACAGCGATTTTGAGGATAATTAAATGGGAAGTTTAATGGGAAGAACCCCTCGTCCAGCCCCACCACCAGCGAGACCAGTTACGGCTGTAACTAAAACTCCTGACATTGAGATGGACGATACGGAACTAACATCAGAACAATTAAAGAAAAAGAAGTCAGGTAAAAAAGGCCTGAAGATTCAACTACAGGACACAGCTACACAAACAGGTAGTACTGGTGCTGGAGTACAAGTACCTACAGGAGAGTAGTATGGGTGGTATAGGTAAAGCACTAGGGTTTAGTCGTAAAAAAGCAGCTACTAGATCAACATCTACTATGACTCCTTCTACTGCGGCTGCTAAATCTATAGATGAAGATGCTGACGCAGATTTAGCAACTACTTCTACTATGCTAGGTATCAAGAAAAAAGGTAAGAAAGCCCTTATCACACAACCAGCCGCAGCTAATGTTGGTGGTGATGGTGGTGTAGGGCTTAACATTCCAAAAGGATAATTAAATGGAACAAGGTGTAGGTGAAGTAGCTAAACGCTACAGTCAACTTGAAGGGGAACGAGACACCTTTTTAGAACGAG